CATTAGAACGATGTTGATTTTTTGATTGAGTCTAATCAAATCATTGTCCAACATTCTAACGCGGTCGATCAATGCAATCAGGACTGTGTTTGCTTCAGATAACACAGGTTTGATTTCTGCTGTAGCCCATTTCCAAACAAAATATATCATATATCCCATACCGCCAGCAGCAACGATAGGAAATCCATATTTATTAATCATGGCAATAATTTGATCAGTCATGATTTGATTCCTTTGCAATTATCAAAATGATATCTGGTCATATTAGCGCCACGACCTTGTAACTGACAGTGTGGGCATTGAAGTATTGGTTGTTTTTGTTTTGCGTTTTTTAGTGCTTGTTTCCATTCATCACTAAAAGGCGCACGTTTTTTACCTTTTTTTGCTTCTGCAATACGTTGATTATGTTCTTTAGTATTGGGTCCTCGTTTGCCAGCAGCATTCTTAGAACCAATTAACCAAGGTTTAGATTTACCTTTAAGTGCCTCAGATATTTTTCTTTTGTGTTCTTCGCTTTTAGGGGCGGAAACTAAACAATGTATAATTTGCTCACGATCAATCATTTTTAATAATCCCATGTAAGCAACTTTATCTTCTAATTTCCCATGTTTTTCCCATAATATTTTATGTGCTTCAGCATGTTCTTCAATAGTTAGATAAACTAAATTAGAAGGGTCGTCATTTCCACCCATATGTTTAGGTATAATATGATGTTCGTGTTTCATATTTGTCAGTCCTTTCTTGCGTCGTTTTTACCGTCAGCTCTTGCGAGTCTGTCGATATCAGGTCTGACATGTAGTGCTGTTGAAACCAAAGTATCAATTCTAACGATATCGTGATTCATAGTCTTGACGCGATTGTCAAGTGCCATGATAATCCCACTCAATCCTTTTACTGAACTTTGAACGCCGGCTAGAATAAACTTTAGCGTAAGAAAAACAAAGTATCCGCCTGCTATTGAAGATGCAATTGGAAATCCAACTTCCGCCACCAGCTTGAAGAATTCTGCTTCCATGGTATACTCCCATAATTAGCGGTGACGAGAGTATTTATGCTATTTTACATTTCTTCTTTGTATTTGCTTCTAAATTTAAACATTAACGTTTTTCGTGTTTGATAACATATTCTAGAAACGGATCTTGCTGCATGTGCTATCCTAGACGGAAAAATAAATGCTCTATTTTTTTTAGGTAAAATGGATCTTGTGATTTCATTATTTGAAAACAACACCGTTTCTCCTGCCCAATTTATATCCCAATCATCATTTAAAACATATAATATGGCTGTCCATTCATTACTCCGAGATGAATCAGTATGAACATATCCTTCGGTACCGTATGTATAAGCATTCATATAGCATCTAATTAAAATCTTGTCTTGAAGATGATATGTTTCTTGTATATAATTCCAAACATTTTTATAAAAGTTATCTTTGAAATAATCAGAAACATTAATGATACTTGTAGAATTATTTTGTAGGCCATCAATCAATAAATTGTACACCCAATGACCATGCGGATCAACCGTAGGACTTGACTTATGATTTGATCTAAAAGAATAGTTGGACGATAATTGAACTATTTTTGCGTAGTCATTTTCATTTAAAAAATCATCAATAACAAGAGATGTATCATTAGTCAATTCAATTTTCATAATATAATTATCCCAGTTTACTTCTTCCAATCTTTTGGCGCAAAGTTTGCTCTAGAAAATTCTTGACGATTGACCATTTTCATCGTCTTACCTTCATGATGAACAACATGTCCTTCAGGATCTGTCTCTTTATTGTCAATCGTTTGTCTCATTGGACTTGCATTCTTTGTTGCTCTATTCAATCCTGAGACAAGAATATTCTTTGCTTGTTGAACATGATGATGAATTTCTAGTGCTTTACCAAAATGTTCTTCATGTGTATCATGATGTGCAAGTGCAGCATTCATTCTTTCTGTTTTTGCAGCTTTGCCCTTTTCGGTCTTCATCTTGTCTACTTCTTTTTGCATACGAGTTTGAATATGCTTGCGTAGACCTTGAGTTGTTGGTCTTTCACCTGTTCTTACAGTTTGATTGATGTATGTAGAAATATGTTCAGCATGTTTATTGACAATATCATGATGATTGGGATGAAGATTCTTGTTGATCTTCTCTGCTTGTTTCAAGTGATGTTCTACTTGCTTGCTTTCTTTTTCCGTAACATGTCCGCCAGAACCAAGACTTGTTTGTGCAGAGATATGATGTACATCTGAATGACTTCTGAATCCCGTCGTACTTCTTAGCGGAGATGCTTGCAATGTTTCTGGTCTATCAGGATCTCCATCAATCTTTGTATGTGTAGAAAATCCTATCTTTGCTTTGACTGCCTTTTTGCCTTCAGGTGTATTTCTACCAAGATGATATCTAATAGTATTTGGCTTGAATGAAACTTCATGATCATCATGCTTCATCTCACTTGAATCATGCATGAAGTCGCCCTGGAATACTCCTTTTCTTGGAGCAATCTTCGGTAGATGTTCCAAAGCGGCGTGCATCTTTTGTGCTAGACCCGGCGAATGACCAAAGTGCTGATCTACTTCAGCATGTGTCGTCGCAAGTCTAGGTGTTGAACCATATGCCGAATGCTTTGTTGCTACGAAGAATTTACCAGTTTTTGGATGATGTCCATAGACTATTGCTGGTGCACCATCTTGTTTTGTTGATATGTGTGTATCGCCAGAGTTACCTGTCTTTAGTGCATGATGAACTGCTCTTAGAGCGGAGACTGCATGTTTGAAATGCTCATGACTTCTCATAGCATCATCTTCGGGATGTTCCTGATGTTTTGCTGAGGCTATGCCTTGTCCGTCTGATTCTATCAAATATGATTTGAAGTCTAGCATTTGTTTCTCCGATTATGACATACTTACTATTAGTGCGGTTTTTGGTATTCCGTCAGTTATAACTATTCTTCCTGCACTATCGCCTTTTGATGGCGATTTGCCATATATTTTTCCAAGTATTATCTTTCATCCAATTTAAAATTACCCGAACGCCCAGTACCTTTTGGTAAAGCAGCTCTCGGACGAGATCCTTCATAATCATGTTCATCTACATGAACTACTTTAGCACCTTTACTACCTGATACAGATTTGACTAGAAACGATGCTGTATGTGCAGCTCCTTTACCAAATTTACCTTCACCCGTCGTTGCTTCTTTTCTAACATAGTGATTCAATTCGGGATAAGCATCGTGTACAGTATTTAAATGTTTTTGCGCTCTATTTTTCAATTTTTCCATATTTTCTCTGGACGCTGTTCTCATAGCATCAATATGTTTACCTGCTTTTTTGATATGCCCCATTATATGATTATGAATCTCTTTTTTCTTTTCTGGAGATAACTTTGCATATTTTGGATGATTATTCAACATTTCTAATGCAGCATGATGATGTGTAGCATTATTCTCTTCTGGACCACCAGACATCAATTGAGAACCTGCACCCTTTTTCATTGAAAGTCTAATACCTTCGTGTTCTCCTTTTTTCGGATCATAAATTGCAATGTCTGTTTTAGATGTTGCACCTTTAGTTGCTCCGTATTTTTTCCAAGTGTCGGAAACACTACCTTTTGCACCACCCATGACTTTTGCTTTGTGTTTTTCTTTTACTGCTTTAGCAAATCCTTTATGTGTTGCCAAAGCATGAACTGTATGCATCGCAGTTTCTAATTCGGAATGATAACTATTTTTGGAATCTTTTGTCTTTTTTCCTCCGATAAATCCTTCTTTTCCAGCATTATCAAAATGTAAAGGGTGTGCTTTATCCGTCTTTGCAGTTTCTAACTCTCTTTTCATTGCCTCTTTATCATGAGCAATTCCTTTTTCAACCATGTGATTCCAGACTTTTACATGTGCATGTTCGTCACTATAACTACCTTGATTTGCTTCAATCAAAAAAGACTCTGATAAATTCAAAAAGTTCTTGAATGTTAACACGTTATTATTCCTTATCTTGAAATTTCTTCTTAATCTATTTTTTTCCTAAAATTAAACTTCTATCCAAGTCAGACTTGCAATAACGCTATTGATGACCTGACCTCCAACCACCATCAAATCAATCCACATACCTGGAGGTATTGTAATTTGAAGATCTTCTAGATCAAAATTACCGGAACCATTAGAAGGAAGAGTATATGCAGCCATTGGATGTTCATTTGCAAAAGTAAAACTTCCTGTTGATGTATCTTGCAATACTGAACTGTAATTAGCAATTTTACTCCATGAAGTTCCTGTGCTTTTTGTTCCTTTCAATACCAGGTAATGCCTTGTTGGGCCGTTTGTAGTAACGGAAATAGTCAACTTCTTCAATATACATAATCTTAGATTGATTCTATTTTGATAAATTAATGAGTTTTTCACAGAAATAATTGAGTGATAAGTATCTGCACCCAAAGAAGATTTTTGATCGCTAGTGATTCCTGTTGGAAATGCCCTGTCAACTGTTTGACCTTCAATAGCTGCCATCAGTGATGCGCCGTATGTATGTGCATCTGTAATTGTATTTCCAGTCAGATTAGCGGCAACATAACCAATTCTAAATGATGGATTATTGGTGTGTACATCTGTGTTTTCATTTGAATAGTGTTCGTGATGAAAAAATATCATGTCACCATTCAGAGGATTTTCCACTGCGTATCTAATTTCGCCAGCACCCAACCACCTAAAATTAATTTGATAAATGTTTAATTTTGATGGGTCTAGCGTGACACCAGAAGTTCCTGTGCCATCTAATTTGTCAATGTTAAAATCTTCTTGATATGTCCAATTAGTAACATCGGCGGCACCTGCTTGACTTGTAGTAAACGTGCCGGTGCCAGTGCCCGTCAAACTATATTCATCAGATTTAACACCCAATGTCGTTGATAAAAAATACACATCATTATTAACTTGTTCTGTAATCCATCCAGTAAACGATGCCGCTGCAATAGTTTTTGCCACAACGGTAGTATTAGCAGAAGCAATCTCAACATCTGTTGCGACACCATTTAGTGTAATTGTTGCAGTCCCTGTGCCGCCAGCACTTATAGTCAATTTTGCTATGTGAGCCTTACCGCCGTTCTGCCTCAACACACCAAATCTATCACCATCATAACCAATCATAATAGATTGTTCTTGTGTAAAGAATCCTGCTCTTAGAGTAACACCAGTTTGAGGGTTATCAAATCCAGCAGTAAATCTTAACAACGCACCTTGACCTGGACGATAACGAAGAATTCTATTAGAACGAATTATCGCATAACCATACGCACCAGTGCCAGTATGAGTTTTAAATAAGGTGCCAGTTGATTCATAAAAACCAGTGGATGCAGATAGCGTTTCAAACTCTCTTGGATCAAATCCATATAGAGCGTCTAACTGAATAACCGGATTAATAGCAACAGAGACAGGTTCACCAAATGAACTATACTTAGTTGGACCAGAACGAGATCCTCCCATGAGATGACCATACTCATCGGCTTGCATATTCACCTCAAACAGCGTTCTGTTATGAGGCCTTACAAAATCTTGTTGGTCTATTCTAAACTGAGCCACTTATCAGTTTCTCTTTCTTAATGCTTTCAAGTATTTAGTCTTTGCTTACAGCCAACTTGTCAGCTATGTTGTAGAACATCTTGGCCGTATCTTCACTTCCCATATATGCAACATACATCCGCTGTGCAACTGCAAGCAAAGAACCATTTACCGCAAGAAATTCGTCGCGCGATCTTGCTTCTAAAACCATCTTTTCAGCCTTCTCCATGGTTTCGCGCATCATTTCTTCAATTCTTTCGTCCATTCAGCACTCCCAGATTCTTGTATGTCTTCTTTAGAAGCCTCTTCATGACAGGATGACTGGGATCAAATTGCTTGCGATATATTCTCAATGTTTGTGAATCTTCCCAACCATATGTATTTACCTCAATCGCAACATCATACGAATACGCATCAATCTCGTCCCTCTCACCAAGATACTTTTGCTCACTATTTCCCCTCATGCATAATGAAAAGGATTCGGTTTGCAATTCATCTCTCTTGAGAAACTGCTGATGATGAATGAATTCGTGTTGTATAGTTTGTGCTAGATGAAAACGAAATAGATTTGGATTCTCTATATTGAAATATCCCTTTGCTTTCTTTGGGATAATGAAAACGATTTCTATCTCCTGCAATTCTTCAAGATAGAATCCAGCAATGGTGTAATCTTCGTCTTCAAGAGAATCCGTTCTTTCAATATTGAACTTGACATTTTCAAATAAATTCGCGACTCGTTTCTTCATGTCCGTAGCCTTGATTCTACCCTGAGGTACATCAATGCCATTCAGAAGAAGCATTAGAGTGTTGAATATGAACATGTCACGGATTCAGAAAGAACTTCGGAGTAAATCCATCAAAGCCACCACCACTCATTAGATGCATGACCATTGAAATCGCGTCATCTTCAAATATATACTCCGCAATCGTCTGATCGGTTTGTGTTTCAACGACATTCCAAGTAAATGTATCATTATTCTGTTGTACGAGTTGATAGTAATAATTCTCAATCATTTTACACCTTCAATCCTGACGTTTTGAACTTGTTTTGACCAAATGGAGACTTCATCACCTTTTCAACGAACTTATCATCAGCTCCTTTCTTTTGACCAGAATCCAATATGTCATCTTGCGCCGATTGCTCTACATCATAGAGACGCATCTTTGCACGATCAATACCAAGAACAAATCTCTTGTTGCTCGTTGGATCATTATATCGGTTCTTCAACTGCTTGACCATGATCTGATTCAATGCTTCCAACTCTTCGGTAGAAATCAAAGCCGCCATGAAATCTGCAGTTGCAGGTAGACCAAACGACTCGGAAGTATCTGTCAATTCAACATCAGTACTTGAATAACCAGATCTCGTCGTCTGTGTAGCTGATACGATAGGAACCTTGAACTCAACTGCCAGACCACGAATCTCTTCCGCGATAGCCTTGATGTAGGTATACGAATTGATATTTGATCCAGGCTTGACTCTTGCTGAACAGCAAATATTGAGATAGTCAATGAAGATTATATCAGGACGGAAACTCTTTTTCAAGAGCAATTCATTCAATAGTGTGCGAAAATGAGTTGTGCTAGCCAAAGCAGTTGGATATTCCTTGATGATCAACTTGCCAACCGTATTCTTTCGCACCTTCTCAACCTTCTTGTCATACACATCCTTAGGAAGATTTGAAAGATCATCCAAAGTGACATTGAGAAGATTAGCATCAATACGCTCGGCAATCTTCTCTTCTGCCATCTCCATCGTGATATAGAGAACATTATACCCTTGGACAAGACACGCAGATGCGACATGACACATGAACAATGACTTACCAACACCAGTACCAGCAAGAAACACATTCAATGTCTTTGCAGGTATGCCGCCCTTGGTGATCTTGTTCATGAAGTCCAGATCAAACGGAATCTTCTTCTCGGTGCGATGATAGAATTCATATCGCGCATCAGAGTCAGCCAGATAATCATGACCGACATGACTGTCAAAGCTGACTGCCAATGCATCAGATAGAATCTTTGGAATTGCACCTTTGTCTTTTGTAGACTTTGAGTTTACATCAAGAATGCCAATGGACTCAAGCACAGCATTGTAGATAGCCTTCTCTTGACAAAACTTCTCGGTCTTGTCAATCAACCACTGCTGTTCGCTTTTCTCTTCCTTTATTTGTTCAACTGCATTCAATACTTCAGAAGCATTCTTGACTTCTTCTTCCTTCACACCAGAGAGATTGTTGATGTTGATATGAAGTGCTTCAAGCGTCGGAACAGCATTATACTTTAGAATGAATTCCTTGATGTGCTGGAATACAAGTTTCTCCGATCTCTCGGTGAAATAGTCATCATTCAGAAACGGCAGAACCTTTCTTGCGTACTCTTCGTTTTGTGTCAGGTTCTTCAGAATAGTTGTTTCCAGTCTCTTCATCGTGCATTTCCCTTTCTCTCTCTATCCCGGCTATGATGATAGAATTTAGAATGGCTCCTAGCGTATCCGTAAATGCTTGGCTACCTTCCAGTTTTTTTGGATCGTGTTTACCTGGATTCAGTATATCATAATCAAAGTGTAATGTATATGTTCCATCAGGATTTTCCTTGTCTTCAACCCTAATGCCACCAAAGCAAAATGTGATTCCTTTGTATCTGCCAGTAATTATCTTGATGGCAGCCATCTTGCTGGTGTCTTCGCTCTTATAGTCTGGATCAAGATCAAAGTCCTTGTCCATGACCATGGATTTCTTGAAGAGATCCTTAACCTTCTTCACTATCATCGGTCGCTACCTCCGTCTTACCATACAAGAATTCATTCGCACAGTTTTCATTGATCTGATCAAGAATTTCCTGCGTGAAGTACTTCTCTGGATTCTCAAGAATGTTCTTTTCAAATACCTTGGTGCCATCTGGCAGCTCAAGACGAGTTGAAACCTTCTTGATGATGTTGAACTTGATTGCAAGATCAAGCAAACCATAATACTTGTCTACACCAGTATCGTAGCGAAGAAGCGTCTCAACGACCTTGTCTGCAATCGTCAAACGGCTCTTCTGCAGCTTGCACTTGACGATGTTGCCTACGACTTCATTGTCCTGCTTTTCTTTCTTCTTGGAGAGGAAGATGATCGTTGATGCGGCATATTCAAGACCTGAGCCGCCACCCATCTTCTTTGTCGGAACATATGAACCGATGACATCATATGTGTGATTGGTAATGATCATTGAAACCTTGGCCTTGCCGAGTTTCAATGTAATGACACGAAATGCACCACGAATCAACTGAGAGCGTGTCATGTCTCGCGTGTCTTTACCCTCGGAGATGTCTGTGATTTCTTTCTCGGTAGAAAGATTGCCAAGCGAATCAAGCACCATGAGCATTGGTGGACGATCACCAGCAGGAGTTTCTGTATACTTGTCCAGAATCTTTACTGCCTGTGTACGAAACTCTTGGATTGTTGTCACGGGAATGATATGGACACGACGAACATCAATTCCACGATCAACAAACATTTGCTTCGTTAGAGCCGACTCAGACTCAAAGTACATCACACCGCCATTTGGATTATCAATCAAGAATTGCTTGACGATATTCAGCGTGTAATAGGTCTTGCCAGTAGCAGGCTCACCAGCAAGTGCTGTGATCTTGTTTGCTGGAAGACCACCATAGATTGAACCAGAAAGCAATGCATTCAGTACATATGAACCAGTACCAATATAGCCAGTTACATCGCCCGCTTCAATGCCGTCTTCAACAAGACTGGCATATTCGTTACCAGCCTCTTTGATCAAGGCCGAGAAAATATTACTCATGAAACACTCCTTCAAATATGTCTTATTTTATATCAAGAGAAGAAAGAAGTCAAGTCAGATTCCTGATAAGCCTTCCATCCAACGCAATCAAGAATTGACTTGAGCGGTTCAATGAAAGCCTTGTCAAACTGCAAGTCATAATCCACAAATCTATGTAGATCAAACTCTGGAGGCAGTCTGCCAGGATATGATATCACGGTATCATTTATGACATTTGGAAGTCTGAGATATGTAAAGCGAAGTTTCTCGCCTTCCTGTATTTTAGGATACTTCTTTGTCAGTTTATGCTTCTGCAATAGATTGTTATAGAGCAAAGCACCCTTTACATGGATTGGTGTGCCTTTCTTGTATACGTTACTGGCATCTGCATAATCTTTCATGCCAGTAACACCGCGAGGAAATGAAATCTCTTCAGGTGGAAGATTCTTAAAATCGTCCTTGAACCTTTCAATGAAGTTTTGGACATCAGCTTCTGATCCGCGAAGAATGATCTCAATCGCGTCCTTCATCTTTTCACGAATGGCAGCAGGTGTGGAAGACTTGATCATTTCAAGCCCCATGACCTTCAACTTGGGCTTTGCATATTGCACGCCTTCGTTGTTGTACACATTCATGATATATCTTTTCTTTGCAGTCCAGATGCCACGATCAGCAAGAGCCTCTCGCTTCATTTGCATCTTTTGTGCATACGAATTCATATACGAAGCAAGATCTTGATACACCTCATCAATATAAGGTTGAATCTTAGTTTCACATACCTTGTCCATGAATGCGATGATTTTTGCAGGATCAGTTGATCCGACACGATCACCAAAAGATCTGCGTACAATCGCATCAAGCGTAAGGTAAATGCTATCTGTATCCGATGCAACCACATAATCAACATTCTCCGTCTTCAGCAACTTGTTCATGTATTCATTTATACGCAACTCAATCCAGCGAATGGATAACTGACCAGCAAGAGTGATTGCTTCCGCGATGCGAATATCAAAGAATCGGAAGTATTGATTACCCATCGCACCATAAGCTGAATTCAATGACACCTTCTTTGCAAGCTGTAGATTATTGTATCTTGCTATACGCTTTTCAATTTCGTAGCGCATAGCCTCATCCTTGCAAGTCTCCAATTCCTTCTTGGCTTCAATAGCCTTCTTCTTGTAGACGGAACGATCATCATACATGCGTTCCATCATCTCTGGAAGAAAGCCATGAATGTCCGTGCGAAAGAATTGCTTGTTTGGAGTCAATGTGACATTCAATTCCTTGAGCGCAGATGTATCCACATTACGAGCAAGAAGTTCATCAACTGAAATCCTGTTACGCAATACCTGATGCATCTCATCGGTATAATCCAATGGCTGAACAAGAGTTTCTGGTGATAGATTATACTGCATGATCAAGTGTGGATACAGCGAGTTCAAGTCAAAACTTGCCATCCAGCTGTGCATACCAACAAGAGGATCCTTGACGAATGCGCCTTCATATGCAGCATTCTTTTCATTGTCATTCTTTGGCGGAATGACAATGTTCTTCTTGCGAAGATGATTATAGATCAATGCATCCCACATGCGAACCTGTGTGAATACATCTTCATAATTCGTCTTGGAATCATATGCAAGGGTCAACGCAAGTTCAATGAGTTTCAACTTGTCGTCAAGCTTTTCCACAAGACGAACGTCGTGAATGTTATACTCAATGAACTTCTGATAGTTCTCGCGATAAAGAGTATGGAGATTGTCATACTCTTCATATGAAATCTTCTTCTCACCAATCTCCACATTGGCAATATTGTTGAGTTTATATGACTCTTGCGAGACACCACCTGGCGCAAACTTGCGATACATTTCAATGTAATCAAGTGTTGCAATTCCAAGCATCTCATATGCAATGTTTGCACGACCCATGATCGTGACCGTGCGATCACTCACACGACCCCAAGGAGATAAGCGAAAGACTTCCTTTTCGCCAAGGATCTTGTTGATGCGATTGACAAGATAGGGAAAGTCAAAGAACTTGATGTTCCATCCAGTCACGATGTCTGGGTAGTTCAATGTCCAATGATCAAGAAATCTCTTGAGAAGATCAACTTCGCTTGAGCATTTTACATATTGAACATCATATTCCATCGCCGATGCATCAAATGCACCACAGCCAAAGACATGATACTTACCATCTAACTTGATCGTGATGGCAGTAATCTCTTCATTGGCAGCTGTTGGCTCAGGAAAGCCATTATCGGATGCAACCTCAATATCAACTATTGCGATATTGAGTTTTTCAATATCCCAATCAATATCGTTTGGATGAGCATCCGAAATGAATGCATATTGATAGTTTGTATTACCATATATCGTGAATCCGCTGACATCTTTGTATTGTTCAACGAATTCACGACACTCCTTGATGCCACCAGGACGCATGGTATCTACATAGTCTCCGAAGAGAGTTTTGTATTCCGTAGGTTTCTTGGAGGCTACATATAGAGTAGGTCTATATGGTATCTTTCCTCGGATTCTTTTACCGTCTCTTATTCCACGATAAAGAATGTTGTTGCCAAGAACAGCGACATTTGTGTAGAAATCATTTTTCATTCTTTGATGATATCATGAAATGATGAATCATACAAGAAGAGTCTTAGGCGGGGTAATGATTCCACCAAAGATTGAATTGTAGTTGTTCACCATTTCCTTGATTGGCTTTGCGTCGTATACAACATTGCTTTTTGAGATAATGATTGGTTCATTCTCAGCATATGGCATCCAAGGAGCAAGACCGATTGACGGCTGCTGTGGATTTGCTCTGCTAGGAACAAGAGCAACGATTACTGCATTCTTGATAGAATATGCAAGTCCTTGATCGGTGACATCACCGAGAAGTTCTTCGCCAGTAATCAACTTGATGATACGAATATTAGCCATTATTCAAACTCCACAATGTAATCATAAACGCCACGAGGAACCCAACGATAGGGAATCAACATCTCGCGACCACGAAAATCTTCAAGATCAATGGTCGGATCAACTTCATACGACCAAAGAACCCACTTACCATCATACTTCCGCTGAATAAATTCAGTCTTCTGCATGTTATACTCCTTTATACACTTTCCAATTGGAAACAGGCATGATACCATATGCCCGGCCGATTCTTTGTTTATACGTTAGAACAAA